TTGAACCAAAACAACCACAATTAGAACCAAAACCAATGAATGGCGATGCAATATCGTTAAGACATGTTAGACCAGGAAGAACAGAAAACGATGTCTCATACTCTCTGCCAGAAGATGCTTTTGAAACTCTTTCATCAGGTTCAGGAATAATAAACGTAACAGCTCCAGGGCATGGTTTAACTAATGGCACAACATACAGATTTAGAGGAGCACCAACAACATCACCAGGAACAGGCACTGCAACAAATCCGGTATTTGCATATGCAAGCATTCCTAATTTTGATGGAATAGCAGGATCTAATATCACTAAATCAACAGGATACGCGATAACAACAGGTATATATAAAGATGGTGCTAGAGTTAGCACGGATTATGCAATTGCTAATTTTTTCTTTTTTACAGTTGACACAAATACTGCTACAATTGGTGGAGTAAAAGGAGGAGGGATTGGTTGTTCAGTAGGACCAGTCACACTAAGCGCATGATTAAATTTATTAAAAAATGGATTTGTAAAATATTTCACATTAAACAATGTGTATGTCCAGAAGAAATGGACCCACATGAAGAATTAATGTTACATGTACCAGAACCTGAAATACCCATTTACAAACATAAATTAGAAAAAATAAACAAAAAACATAAAGGAAAATAATGGCTGGATTAAGTGCATCAGGATTAAAAACACAGATTAGAAGTTATACGGAAACAGATTCAAATGTTTTATCAGATTCTGTTTTAGAAAATATAATCCTTAATGCTCAGTATAGAATATTTAGAGATGTGCCTATCGATGCAGATAGAAAACAACAAACAGGTAATTTAGTTACAGGTCAAGAATCTATTAACGCTCCAGCAGGTGCAGTATTTATTAGAGGTATACAAGTTTATGATTCAACATCAGCTGTAACTGGTGCAAATGTTTGGCTAGAAAAAAAAGATGTTACTTATTTACAAGAGTATATTTCATCAACAGAGTCTGCAAAGAGAGGTCAACCTAAGTATTATGCTATGTTTGGTGGTGCTACAGGTGAATCAGACACCACATCTGGTAGAATGATGTTTGCCCCTGTGCCAGATACAACTTACAAATTTAGAGTGCATTATAACGCAATGCCTGTATTATTAGAGAATAATGATACTAATTATATTAGTCTTAACTTTCCAAATGGCCTATTATACTGCTGTCTATCAGAGGCATATGGATTTTTAAAAGGTCCGATAGATATGTTGACTTTATATGAAAATAAATATAAACAAGAGGTACAAAAGTTTGCTAATGAGCAAGTTGGTAGAAGACGAAGAGACGACTACACCGATGGCGCTGTTCGTATACCGGTCACATCAGCAAACCCGTAGGAGATAAATTATGGCAATAACATCTGCAGTTTGCACAAGTTTTAAAGTAGAACTTTTAAAAGGAGTTCATGATTTCACAGCTACAACTGGTAATACTTTTAAGATAGCTTTATATACTAGTTCCGCAACTTTAGGGGCTTCAACAACAGCTTTTTCATCTTCTAATGAAATTACAAATTCATCTGGAACTGCATATACTTCAGGTGGAGCAACACTTACAAGTGTGACTCCTGTTGCATCTAGCACAACAGCTGTATGTGATTTTTCTGATGTTAGTTTCACAGATGCTTCATTCACAGCAAATGGCGCATTAATATACAATGACTCTGCATCAGGTGACCCTGCATGTGTGGTTGTTGCATTTGGCGGTGATAAAACTGTTTCAAGTGGAACTTTTACAATTCAATTCCCAACAGCAGACGCTACTAACGCCATTATAAGATTAGCGTAAGGAGTAACGACGGATGTCCGTTACTAGAACTTATACAGTAACGGTGGTTAGCACCGGTTCAGGCAATAAATATTTTATTGATGGTGTTCAACAAGATACACTTAATTTATTTGAAAGTGGAACTTATAAATTAGATCAATCAGATAGTTCTAACTCTGGTCACCCATTAAGATTTTCAACAACGAGCGATGGCACACATAATAGTGGTAGTCAGTATACCACAGGTGTAACAACCAGTGGCACACCAGGTCAATCAGGGGCCTATACTCAAATAGAAGTAGCCACCGACGCTCCAACTTTATATTATTATTGCACTGTTCACTCAGGAATGGGTGGACAAGCAAACACTCCAGCAGCAGACACTTGGGGAGCATTAGGTTGGAGCACTAATCGTTGGGGAACAAACGCAGAAATTACAACAGGTTGGGGAGCTGAAGCGTGGGATACAGGTGGTTCATGGGGACAAGCAAATGATGAATTAGTTTCGTTAACCGGTTTAAGTATAACTGCATCTCTTGGAACACCGGTAGCATCTGCTCAACAAGGTTGGGGTAGAGATTTATGGGGTGAAGAACCTTGGGGTGAAAGTTTTGATCCTGTTGTAAAACCTAGTGGTTTAGGAATGACGTCAGCGTCAGGTTCAGTTTCAGTGTCAACAGAAATAAATAAAGGTTGGGGACAAGATGAATGGGGAGAAGAAAACTGGGGTCAATCAGGATTTACTTTTGAATTAACAGCACCTGATGCAATACAATCTTTTGTTGGAACAGGTAGTCGTTGGAATGATGGTGCTTGGGGACAAGATCAAGCGTGGGGAACATATACAATAACCCCTGCTGATGTGGTAGGATTAACAGGTCAAGAAATAACATCTGCTGTACCAAGTCAGTTTGATATTCCAGAACAAATTTCAGGACAAGCAATAACTTCTGCCGTTGGTAGTTTAACAACAGTACAAGAAATTGTTGGATTAACAGGTCAAGCAATAACACCCGCTGTTGGATCATTAGCACCAGCTGACGTAGTAGGATTAACAGGAGTTTCAGCAACAGCAAGTGTTGGTTCTATAACAACTGGTTCTGTAGAAATAATTACACCAACAGGAGTTTCAGCAACAGCAAGTGTTGGCGATATAGATCCTATTCCAATGGTAGTAGGATTAACAGGAGTTTCATTTACAGGCTCTGTAGGATCTGTAACAATAGCTGATGAGTCTATAGGATTATCAGGTCAATCAATAACCTCTTCTGTAGCTGCTTTTGGAACTGCTTCTGGCTTTGGAATTCAAGCATATTCTGATGTTGACACAGGTTCAAATTCTTCGTATACAGATGTTGCAACTGGATCAAATACAAGTTATAGTGACGCTGCATAGGAGATAAAAAATGGCATCAACATATACGGGACTAGGAGTAGAACTTCAAGCAACTGGTGAAAACGCCGGAACATGGGGTACTAAAACTAATACAAATTTACAACTTATCGAACAAATATCAGGTGGATTTACTCAGCAATCAATCGCTGGTGGTGCACAAACAACAACTTTATCGGTTTCAGACGGATCAACTGGTGCAACTCTTGCACACAGAATGATAGAATTTACAGGAACAATTACAGGTAATCAGGTTGTAACCATACCTTTAGATGTTCAAACTTTTTATTTTTTAAAAAATTCAACTTCTGGTGCATACACAGTACAATTTAAGTATGTTTCTGGATCTGGAGATTCATTCACTTTTGCAACTACAGACAAAGGAACTAAAATAGTATTTGCATCAGCTAATGATGGCACAAACCCAGATATTATTGACATTGGAATGGGTGATGTAACACTTACTGGAACACAAACTTTAACAAATAAAACTTTAACTTCACCTAAAATTGGAACTTCAATTTTAGATACTAATGGAAATCAACTAGCTCTGCTTACAGCTACTAGTTCTGCGGTAAATGAATTTACAATCGCTAACGCTGCAACGGGAAATGATCCAACATTATCTGCAACAGGTGATGATTCAAACATTGACATAGCTATTAAACCAAAAGGAACTGGTGAAACAGTATTTGGAACAGGTGCAGCATCAGCAACACTTACCACAAGTGGTGCTTATGATTTAGTATTAGACACAAACTCAGGAACTAATTCAGGTACGATTACAATTACTGATGGTGCAAATGGAAACATTGTTATCGCACCAAACGGAACTGGAGTAGCACAAGCAGTTGATGGTGGAGACAACACAGCAGCTATTAAAATTGCTGGTAAAGAATCCATTTGGGTTCCAGCAGTTGCTATGTATCCTAACACTACAAATGGTTGTGCAGATTTAGCACAAGTAGAATTATCAAATGGACCTGAAATTAAAACTTTAGATTTTGACAAAGATTCTGATGAGAATGCTCAGTTTGCTGTTGCTTTTCCTAAATCATGGAATGAAGGCACAATAACTTTTCAAGCATTTTTCACAGCAGATTCAACAAACACAGGAACTGTATCTTGGGTGTTAGCAGGTGTTGCTTGCGCAGACAATGACACTATTAACGTTGCTTTTGGAACAGGTGTAGCACCAACAGCAAAAGCACATAGCGGTACAGCAAATGATTTAGACGTTACAGCAGAAAGTGGAGCAGTTACAATAGCGGGATCTCCTAGTACGGACGAGGAAGTTTACTTCCAAATAACAAGAGACGTTTCAGCAGATTCATTAACTGCCGATGCCAAACTATTAGGTGTTAAACTATTCTTTACTACTGATGCTGCTAACGACGCATAATAGGAGGAATACGTGAAAGACTTAAAACCCGAATCTTTTGAAGAAAAAGGTAATAAACAAAGAAGCACTAGACCAAAAACTAGAAGTTTTGGCTACCAAGTTTTAGGATTTGGTTCTGGAGGAGTCGCTCCTAAATTTGTATCTGGTACAGGTGGTTGTGAAACTACTTCTGGAAATTTTAAAATACATACTTTTAATAGCCCTGGAACTTTTTGCGTATCTTGCGCAGGAGATTGTAAGGGCAGTAATACTGTTTCTTATGTCGTTGTCGCCGGTGGCGGCGGGGGCGGAGGAGGAGCAAATTGCGGAGGCGGAGGATCCGGAGGCGGAGGGTTTAGAGAATCTAAATCTTCTTTTGATTCTTACACTGCCTCTCCATTAGACGCGTGTGGAGGTTTACCCGTTTCAGTTCAAGGATATCCAATAACTGTTGGTGGCGGAGGTTCTGGTGGATCAGGAACTGGAGGAAGAGGACAAAGTGGTTCTAATTCTATTTTTTCATCTATAACAAGCGCCGGTGGCGGCGGTGGAGGTGGCGGAGGACCACCAAACTGTACTGCTAGTGGATCTGCTGGCGGATCTGGCGGAGGAGGAGCTGGAAGGCCTTTCTCAGGTGGATCACAAGGTGGAAATGGAAACAATCCCTCTGTAACACCACCACAAGGACAAAAAGGCGGTCCATATGATAACGTTCCACCAATATTTCCATCATCTCCAGGTTCTGGAGGTGGCGGAGGACATGGCGGCGGAGGAGGCGGCGGAGCAACTGGAAGAGGTGGCTCTGGCGGAAACTATCCTGTTGGTAAACATGGTGGAGTAGGAGCAACTACTTGTATTACTGCATCACCTGTGGCTTATGCCGGAGGTGGCGGAGGCGGTGACTGTAGACCAATAAGTGCAGGAACTAGAAGAGCATCCGGTGGGGTAGCAAGCCCTAATTTTTGTTCATCAGCAGGTGGAGCTGGTAAAGGCGGAAGAGCTGGCGGAAACTATGGACAAGGTGGACAAGGAGGAGAAACAGGACAGTCAGGACAAGCTAATACTGGAGGTGGAGCTGGAGGATCTGGCGCATGTGTTGGTTTCTCAAATAACTCGGCATCTGGTGGTCAGGGTGGATCTGGCGTAGTAATTATAAGGTATAAATTTAAATAACATGGCACACTTTGCAAAGATATCTGAGGAAAATGTAGTATTACAAGTTTTAACACTTGCTGACAAAGATTGTAAAAATGAAGAAGGCGTTGAAACAGAATCTGTTGGACAAACTTATTTAGAAACACACAATAATTGGCCAGCGAATTTATGGATTCAAACTTCTTACAACACACGTCACAATCAACATACATTAGGCGGCACACCTTTTAGAGGTAATTATGCTGGCATTGGTGGAACATGGGATAGTGAAAATCAAATATTTTGGCCACCAAGACCTTTTGCAAGTTGGACAAAAAATACAACAACTGCAAAATGGGAGTGTCCAGCAGGAGATCCTCCTGCCTTAACAGCAGAACAGATTTCTCAAATGACGGCTGATCCTGATTCATATCATTGGGTTACAGAATGGAATGAAAATACAACATCATGGGAGTACGCAAATCTTAAAAGTTAATTTTTGAAAGTGATAATAAAAGAAATACTTACTGATAATAGCTTGTATAGAGGCATTGTTAAAATGCCAAAAGGTGTTGAAATCAATCCTTTAGAATTAATAGGTTCTATTTTAGAATCTGATAAAAGTAATTTACCTATAAAACACTGTAAAAGTTTTGATAAATTAAATAATTTTATAAGAGAGTTCATGCAAGTAGAACATAAAATTCACATAACAAATAAAAAAACATTAGGTGAATTTTATAAACCAAAAGAAATAACTAAACCTATATTACAAACAGATCCTGTTGATATTGACGCATCACCTGATTATGTGATGTTGTATGGAATACAAACCACAGATTGTTTTGTTAGGATTCATTATGAGAATTACAGATCTAATAAACAATACATGGATTTTGAATTAAAAAAAAATAATTTTTTACTTTTTCCAGCTAATTTACAATATCAAATATCAAACATGCAACCTAAAGAATTGAATTTTATTCAAACAATTACGTATGGTCGTTTAATATTTTATTAAGCTTGACATACAATTTATATTTAATATAAATTAATTAGAATGAATTTAGAAAGCTATTATCATTATTTTACAGCTGCATTAACACCAAGGTTTTGTGATGAAGTTATAATGTATGCAAACTCACAAAAAGAAGTTGTTGCTAGAACCGGTGGGTTTGAAAATGAAAAACTAAACAAAAGAGACTTGTTTGATTTAAAAAGAAAAAGAAATTCTAATATTGTTTGGTTAAATGAAAATTGGATTTACAAAGAAATACAACCGTATATTCACAGAGCAAACATAGAAGCTAATTGGAATTTTGATTGGGATTGGACAGAGTCTATGCAATTTACTAAATATAAATTAAACCAATATTATGATTGGCATTGTGATAGCTGGGACAAACCTTACGATAAACCAAACGATCCGAGTCACGGTAGAATTAGAAAACTATCTGTGACTTGTCAATTAACGGATGGATCTGAATATACAGGTGGTGAATTAGAATTTGATTTTAGAAATTATGATCCTCACAAAAGAGATGAAAGTCAACATTTAAGAAAAGCAAAAGAAATATTACCAAAAGGTTCTATTATTGTTTTTCCTTCTTTTGTGTGGCATAGAGTTAAACCAGTAACATCCGGGACAAGATATAGTCTAGTATGTTGGAATTTAGGAGGACCTTTTAAATGAGTTATATATCAAGATTTCCAACCGTAGTTTGGCACGAAAATAAAAAAGAATTTGTTAATTCTTTAAATAAAATTTCTAACAAATATATTAAAAAAGCTAAATCTACTCCAGAGGCAAAAGAACATATAAAAAAACATGGAGACTTTGGAAGGTCTTATCATTCAACGAGCTTGCTTCAAGATAATGATTTTTTAGATTTAAGAAATTATGTGGGAGATAAAGCTTTTGAATTGTTAAATAATTGTGGGTTTGATATGTCTTTGTATAAACTTCTTTTTACAGAAATGTGGGTGCAAGAATTTGCTAAAAAAGGTGGGGGACATCATTCTGCACATGTTCACTGGAATCAACATGTGTCCGGATTTTATTTTTTAAAAGCGTCCGATGACACAGCTCACCCTGTTTTTCATGATCCAAGAACCGGGGCAAGAGCCACAGCTTTACATATGAAAAAAGATTTACAAGGTGTATGGCCAGGTCATGATACGTTTTATGCAAAGGTGCAACCAGGTGATTTAGTCTTATTTCCTGGATATGTGCAACATGAGTTTTCAGTAGATCATGGAAAGGAACCATTTAGATTTATACATTTTAATTTACAGGCAGTTTCAGAAATAATTGTAAAAGATGAGTAGTATAAATTTTAAAAAGAACATGGTTGATTTTAAAAAAGATATTGACTTTAATTATATATCTGAACTGTTAGATAACGCTAATTATGAATCAGCTTTTTCTGGCGACTGGGACAAATCTTATGTTTTTAAATCTATTTTTAAAATAAACAATTTACAAGATCATGATGACTTTAAAGATTTTTATAATTACTGTGAAAAAAATTTCAACAAAAATAAAGGTAAATCAAATTTAATTATGTTTTTTTCTTTAAAAAGCGGCAGAGCTAGTACGACGCACAAAGACACAGAGGATGTCTATATACTTGGAGTAAAAGGAAAAACTTGGTATAAAGTTAGCGATAAAGAATACATGGTTGAAAAAGGAGACTTATTAAAGATACCTGCTAACGCTGTCCATACAGCAATAGGGTTAACACCACGAATAATTCTTTCATACGGAGTTTGGTAAATGTCTTTTAAAAAAAATGGATACGCAGTTATAAAACAAGCTATTAACGAAGAAACAGCAAATGTTTTATACAATTATTTTTTAGTTAAAAAACAAGTTCATGACACTATGAGACAAGAAAAATATATATCTGTTTATGAACAAGGTTTTGGTTTTTATGAAAAGGAGTGGCAACAAGTTCCTTTTAGTTTTTGTATATATGGAGATCAAATGTTTGATACCATAATGTTAAAGTGCCAACCAATTATGGAAAAAACAACAGGTTTAAAACTACAACCGTCTTATAGTTTTGGCAGAGTGTATAGAAAAAATAATGAATTAAAAAGACATAAGGATAGAATAAATTGTGAAATATCTACAACTATGAATTTAGGTGGTGATAATTGGACAATCTACTTAGATCCTACAGGTGAAGATAATCTTATCGGTGGGACAACGCAATTAGATCCGGAAAACAAAAGAATTAAGAAAGGCGCTCACAAAGGAATTGGTTTTGATTTAAAACCTGGAGATATGTTAGTGTATAGAGGATGTGATTTTGAACATTGGAGAAAAAAATTTAAAGGCGATCAATGCGTTCAAATATTTCTTCACTATAACAATACTAAAACACCGGGAACTAAAGAAATATTATACGACACTAGACCACACATTGGACTTCCAGGTTGGTTTAAAAATAAGGTAAATGCTTAAATTAATTAAAGATGATATTTTTATTTGGAAAGGTCTAAGTAAAAATCAAATAGAAAAAACAATCTATTTAATAGAAAGGTCGCCAAGCAATAGCTTCGATAACATTTCTGGCACAGATTGGAATTTAGAAATAGATAAAAAAGTGTATTGGCAGTTTTTGTCAAAGGAGTGTTTGCCAAAATTTAAAGAAGAGTTTTGTAAAAGATTTAATTGTCCTAAAATGGTAGTAGATAATTTTTGGTATCAAGAATATAAAAAAGGAGATTTTCATCAAAAACATATTCATTCACACTGTCATTTTGCAAATGTTTTGTTTTTAAAAAATTGTGAAATAAATCCTACGAGCATATTAAATTATGACATACCTAAAAAATATATTGTCCCTGGAAACATACTGTCTTTTCCTGCTTATAGAATACACGAGTCTAAAAAACATACGTCTAAAAAAAATAAATTAATAGTCTCTTTTAATACAAATTTAATAAACACATTGCCATCTAAACCAAGGGAAATAAAATACGAAACATGAAAATAGGAATTATTGGTGGAGGCACTGCAGGTCTTATAGCTAGTTTAATTTTAAAAAAAAGTTGTAAAAAATTAAACATAGAAATAGTTCGTTCGGATAAACTAGGTATCATAGGAGTGGGTGAAGGATCAGAAAATACGTGGAATGATTTTATGAGTTTTGTTGGTATTGATCCACAAGATTTAATTAAGAATACAGATGCAACATTTAAATTTGGTGTCATGTTTGAAAATTGGACAAAGAAACCATACTTTCACTCTGTAGATAATAACCTAGAAAACATAGAAAATTCTTATGGGTACATGATTAAAAACAAATATAGCTTTGCAAATATGACTGTTCCTTTTTTATGGAAAAACAAAGTTGGAACTAAAGAATATCCAAATCAGTATCATTTTAATACATTTAAATTAAATACATTTTTGTCAAACATTGCTAAATCAAGAGGAATTAAAATAACAAACGACGAAATAAAAAAAGTAAACACTGTTAAAAATAAAATAAAATCTTTAGTTGGAGAAAAGAAAAAATATAGTTTTGATTTCTATATAGACTGCACTGGTTTTAAACGTTTACTAATATCTAGTTTAGGTGCAAAGTGGATATCGTATTCTAAATATTTGTGCATGAACTCTGCCATTGCATTTCCAACCAAAGATACTGACGAATATAATCCCTACACTTTAGCAAGAGCTATGTCAGCTGGATGGATGTGGAGAATACCAACCTTTGGAAGATGGGGAAACGGATATATATTTAACGATAAATATATTACAGAAGCGCAAGCTAAAAAAGAATGCGAACAACATTTAGGGCACTCAATTACCATTGCTAAAAAAATTAAATTTAACCCAGGTAGGTTAGATATGTCTTGGATAAATAATTGTTGTGCTTTAGGTCTTAGTTCTAATTTTATGGAACCGATGGAAGCTAGCTCTATTGGCACAAGTATAAAACAATCTTTTATGTTGGCAGAAGATATATTACAATACAACAACGCAACAATAAATTTTTACAATAAGAGACTGCAAACAATCGTAGAAAATATAAGGGACTTCATTGTCCTACATTATTTGTGCAATAAAAAAGATTCTGTTTTTTGGAAAGATAAACCATTTGAAATACCAAACACTTTACAAAAGTATTTAGATATATGGAAGGTTAGATTACCGAATAAAAATGATTTTCAAGAAAACAAATTATTGTTTTATCAATCTAATTTTATTTTAGTTTTACATGGTATAGGACTTATATCTAATAAACAATTAAAATATTTATTTTACCAACCTAATATAAGTGAAGACATAAACCATTTACTATTTTTTTATGGCACAACTCCTGTTGTGTCTCACAAAAACTATTTAAAACAAATAAGGTTAAAAATATGAGAGAACAATTTTGGATATGGCCAAGTTTTTTTTCTAAATCAGATATTAAAAATATAAATAAAATAATTAAACGTAAATCATTTAAAGGACATGATCAAGCAGCTAATACGACAAAAACATCAACGGTCGATTTTTGTTCTTACGGTTTTTTAAAAAAGTATTTATATGATATTTCTGAAAGAATTAATCAAATAAATGCAAACAAGTTTGGCTATTTTATTTATCCTTTTAATGATTATGATTCAGTTAGTGTAAATACCTACAGTCACAAAAATACAGGTGAATATGATTGGCATGTAGATGAAGAGTCACATTGTATACATGATATAAAATTTACTATACTAATTAACATATCTGAACAAAAGTATGAAGGTGGAGAATTTTCTTTATTTAGAATAGGAGAACAGAAAATTAAGGACCTTTCAAATCCAGGGACTGTATTAATGTTTAAATCTATAACACCACATCGTGTTTACCCTGTTACTAAAGGCACTAGAAAAACAATCGCTATGTTTGTAAAAGGGCCTAGATTCATATAATATAACGCTACAAAAATATAAAAAATCTTATATAGTGGTAAATTATGCTACAAAAAATAGGTTTTCAGCCAGGTATAAATAAACAGATATCAGAAACCACAGCAGAAGGACAGTGGGTAGATTGTGATAATGTTAGATTTAGATATGGATCACCAGAAAAAATAGGTGGTTGGAATCAACTGGGTACACAAAATGAAAACGAATTAACAGGTGCAGGCCGTGGACTTCATCACTATGTCAATAGTTTAGGCAGAAGATACGCTATCATAGGCACAAACAGGATTTTATACGCATACTCTGGGGGTGTGTTTTATGACATACATCCAATTAAATCTACAACAACGCTTACAAGTGCATTTACCACGACCAACGGATCACCAACTGTTACAATAACTTTCTCGTCTGGTCATGGTATTAACCCTCAAGATATTATTTTATTAGATAATTTTACTACAATCACTGGATCTAACTTTGGTTCATCTGATTTTGATAATAAAAAATTTATGGTAACATCTGTGCCAACAACCACAACTATTACAATTACGATGCCTTCAAACGAGGCAGGTTCTGGTGCAACTACATCTGGTGGTATTAGAGTTCAACATTACTATACTGTAGGTTCAGCTGTTCAACAAAAAGGTTTTGGTTGGGGTCTTGGATCATGGAGTGGTGAAGACACATCTGCGGTATCTACAACTT